CAACCACCTATCACGGCCTCTTAATACAACTCCATAGTTTTATAGGTATGATTAACTACAACCATCGGTATATCTGTAAGAGATAGATGAGGGGTAACCATGCGGAACAAAGACTTGATCTGCTTTGCTCGTGACATATCTGCTACCGACTTACCTTCAAGAGCATCTTCTACTTCTTTCTTAGATGCAAGATTACCAATAGAGTCAATAATAATAATCAGATGATCGCTTCTTTCAACGCCTTCTAACTGAGTCATTATATCAAACTTTAATTGCTCAATATTAGTTAGAGGAGTATGAATGACGCGCTTAGCATCAATACCGAAAGAGTCAAAGTATGACTGAGGAGTACCGAACTCAGAATCATAAAAAAGTAGAGCCGCATCGGGATACTTATCCAGATACGACTTCGCCATCAATAAGGAGAAAGCAGTCTTAAAGTGCTTCGAAGGTCCAGCCCACATCGTTAAACCAGGCGTTAAACCACCGTCTAGTTTACCGGACAATGCAATATTAATTGCAGGAATAGAAGTAGGAATCATATCCTTCTTCTGAAAGAACTTCGAATCGGCTAGGATAGCCGTATCCTTAATCGTAGAGTTCTTCTTAATTTTATCAAGTATACTCATATAAATCCTTTAAAATAATATTATATCCTACAAGTAGGAACTTTGCCACTTGAACCAGTAATACTTATTTACTTATAAGCCTATGATATAACTCATAGTCGTCCAAATAGTGCTCTATAATTTTTGTTTTAAGTTGTTTAGAAAGATTAAATTTTTTATTAGGTCTTTCATTACTTCTGTGCTGGTATGGTATAAAATCAGTATTATTAATATTGAGATAATTAAAAACCGAACTAGTAAGTTTGTCTATCTCTTGATATAAAAATATATCCGATATAAGTTGCTCTTCAAACTTAAGCCAGTACGTTTGTTTACGTAAAATTAATAAATCTATGTTTTTAAAATATTCAAAAGTATCATTAACCAGTAATTCAATATCTAAATTAAATGTTTTCTTTTGTACTTCTCTAATATTTGTTAACCACTTCCCTGCACCAGGTATATCTTTATTATAGAAATACAATGCGCTTGCACAACTTACAAACCGCTCTACAGGATCTCTAACAACACCAAAAACTCTACTCGAATTAATTAAATTTTTGTCAATAAAATTTGTATATATCATTTCCTGTAAATTAATATGGGGCTGCATAATATCAGAAAGTTCTATACATTTATCGGTATAAAAATTTGAATACATAACAGGGGTATGTTTCATATCAGGGATATGATATAATTTTTCCCCAAGAAACTGTGATATGGACGTTGATGCAGTCTTAGGTACCCGTAAAAAAATAAATTTCTTACTTGGTATAATAATCATTTTGTAAAGCCTAGATCTTTACGTATACTGGTTGCAGAAATAGAAGTTATACTTTTATCAAAAACTTCTTGTTCAATTTTATAACCTACATCTCGACCGTATGTAATATTTACTATATTAGGAACCACTTGAATTTCATATTGTCCCTGATATAACGTATCAAGATCCCGCTTAATATAGCTTTTAACCTGTTCAATAGCAAAAGGATTAGAACCTCGCCACCCTTGACAATCTCTAATTTGAATAACGACTTGACCAGTTTTAGCCAAGGCTCTTTCAAACAACTTACGATGGCCTTTATGCCAAGGTTGCCATCTGCCTAACATTTGGACAGTCTCTTTCTGCCAATCAAAAACAGGGCGAGGGCGTTCATCCAAGATGTGAGCAGCAATGAACTCACCCCATTTTTCAGAGTTCTGCTCAGTAATCCTAAAGTCATACTGCTCTGGCGCAACAAATATCTTATTTGTATCCTCAAACCTACCCTTGTCAATCGTATCAACCCAGACAGTCCAATCTGCTTTAAAGTTGTTACGCATCTCAACTAAAGGTGCTACAAAGTCACAAATAACATAATCCACATCGTAGCTATCAGCTAACTCACGCATCCGTAAACTCTGGCGAATACGTCCCTCATGGGAAAAGTCCCAATCATTAAATTGTTTACGCACATCATCAGCGTTTAGCCACATGACTGTCTTGCGATTGTTTTGCAAGTGTTCAAGAATGTGCTGAGCCAAAGTAGTTTTACCTGCATTAGGCAAACCCATAACTAATATGCGTTTCATCCCTTGACCTTATAAAGTTGTTTGATTGCAAACTCTGGTGCGGGTGTGCGCCAGAAGTCTTTTCCACTGTACTTTTCCCAAACCGATTTAGGAAGTATAGATGGACGCTCTTGCCATGTCACTTCTTTGCGTACTGTATGCAGACTTTTCATGTTCAAGGCTTTGTCAAACACTTCGTTCTCATACTCAACATTCTTGAAATCATGGTCAAAATAAGGCTTGCCAATAAACTCATAAATCTCACGCATCACGCTCTCAGGCTGTTTACATAAAGATTCATATTCCACCAACATAATCATGTCGGGGTTTAGCAGTAAACCTTCTTCTAAGAAGTAATAAGGCTTGACTACTTGGCCTTCCTTCTTCACATCCATCAGGGCATCGCACCTTGTGGTGACTGTCTGTCTAGCTTCATCATCTGTTAAGGTTGCACCATACAAAGAATTCTTGGCAGCAATACGCTCAAAGCTATCCAGTATCCAAGGCAAATCACGCACACAGCAGATAATCTTGGTCTGTGGGTAGAGGTCTTTCAGCAAAGATGTTTTGGCAGTCCATCCCCTGCTAGTGTCAAAGATTGTGCTTGGTGTTACTGATTCATAGAACGAATTAAATATTGACTTGAGGATGTGCCTACGTCTGTCTTCATCTATTGTGTGGTTGCTCTCACTGCCTGTAATGACATTGATGGTAGATGCCACCAAGCCTTGTACTGGCGAAGAAATATCTGCGTAAAACTCTGGGTTCTGACGCAAGATAGCCGAGAGCAGGGTTGAGCCTGACCTTGGTAAACCTGAGATGAAGAAAAATTCTTTCATTCTGTTGGAGTCTGGGCAACCCAATTGACTGTAGCTTCATCCCACTGGTAACGCACATTGCCGCCATTTATCACAGCATCTGCGGGTCTTGCTACAGGGGCAGCCCAAGTCATTGTGTCCAAGTAGCCAATCCAAGATGGGTAAGGCCTACGGGCCTCGTGTTCTGCAACTTTGGCAGCATTGAATTCTGCTTCTGTCAAGACTTGTAAGACACCAGCAATGTTTAGGTCAGCGTCTGCATCACAAGTTCCATAGTATCTAGGCGCACGAAGATATGTGCCATCAGATGCTGTGGATACAGGCCATGTTGATTTGTCATGCCATAAATGAGTCCAGCCCTTGATGGCTGGCATTGATGGGCCTGTGCGCTGTGGCTCAGATGTGCAGACTATTTTAGTTACTGCGTCTACTTCGGTAATGCAAATGTACATTGTGATGCTCCTTTGAAATTAAACTGCGACTCTGCGAATTGCTCGGACACGATAACTATTAATTTTGCCGTAGTTGACCTGAGTGCCTTCATAAAAGGTCTGCATCGCTCCATAAGTAGCAGAAAACCCTGTACTAGACCAATAATAGTTAGGCGCAAAATCCTCTACGCCTGTATCTTTAAAGTCTGCCGCTGTTGTTTGAGCAGGTGTTCCTGCCGTGTAGGCACTAGCCCTAGCTGGAACAGCATTTGCATTTATGCCAGAGCCAGAAGTGTTGTTTGACTGTGTAGTAGGTTTTAAATTGTAATAGCAAACTTCTAACTCGTTTTTGGCTGGCATATACCAATCTGTAAAACCGCCTACATTAACAGCTTCACAAAATTGTCCCGCTGGATGACTTGCATTGTTCATATTAGAACTGTTTGTTGGCCCATCAATAACAGAGGAAGTGCCAGTAGTAGAAGTATTAGTCGTTTTCCATTGTAAAGTGCTTTGTGCAGAAGCTATTGGGCCAACTACAAGGTTGTAATCCGCAATCCCATTACCAGCCGTTGAGATTTGTCCTGCAAAGAAACCACCACCAAATGCTTGACCAATGGCAATAGGAGGCCACAGACCTTGCTTCTTTAACTGCATAGCTTGGTCAAGTGTCCACATTCCACTAGCCGCTAACGCTGTTGGTGCTACAGGGCTTTTAGTAATAAACCCGCCTATATATTTTTGGCTCATGGTTTTCCTTAAGCAGCAACTCTGCGGATGGCTCGAACACGATAAGCATATACTTTGCCGTAGATGTTGTAACTGCCGTTAGAAAAAGTTTGCGCTTTACTATTCGTTGTACCAAACTCAGTGCTAGTCCAGTAACCAGCATTTGCAAAATCTTCAGCACCTGTGCTTTGAAAATCTGTTGCAGCGGTTTGTGCTGGATTACCAGTCGTGTAGTTACTTGCCCTAGCAGGGACAGCATTAGGATTTATGCCAGAACCGGTACTGTTTAAACCAGTTGTCGGCTTTAAATTAAAATAGCAAACCTCCAACTCGTTTTTAGCTGGCATGTACCAGTCAGTCTGTCCACCAGTGGATAAATCATTGCAGAAGTGAGCACATGGATAAACAGTTGCATTTCCATGAGCTACCATGTCTGCTGTATTCTGTGGGCCATTAATATCACTGTCTGCACCAGTAGTTGCTGTGCCTACGTTTTTCCATGCCAATGTGCTTTGTGCAGAAGCTACTGGGCCAACAACTATGTTAAATATATTTCCAGATTGGTCAATTTGACCTGCATAGAAACCGCCTTGATAGGCTTGACCAATGACAAGTGGCAATCCTGTCCAAGTGCCAGCCGCAACAGCTTGCATCTGAGCCTGTAAAGTAAAAACACCTGAGTAACTTGGCATATATTTCCTTAGACTGCTACTCTGCGGATGGCACGAACATTAAGTGAAAAGTATTTATATGGGTTATTCTGGCCTCCGTTATA